CTGTAAGGGTTTAATATTTTCAAGTCGTTATATTAATTACGAACCATATACAATAGATGGTTGAGTCGTTAAACCAGCGAAAGGATTATTTACGGTACTACCAGATAAGAATAAACCAGGAAGTTGTTCCATACCTGTGAAAGTAATAGAGTAACCGAAAAGGTCACCTAATGCTCCACCTGTTTGAATTGTTCCTGCAGTTACATCACATCCTTCTTTGTTACCAATCAATAATGCTTCACCATTTAATGTCCAAACTACTATCTTGGGACGCCCGTATGCCATGAGTTTAAGCTGCGTGGTCATTTCGTTAGTCAACTTCTTTAAGTTAAGAGTTAATTCTTGTGAGAAAAAGGTTGTACCATTATCTCTAGAAGTGTTAACTGTTTCTGTGTAAGAAGAATTTCCTTTAAGTTCATAATAATATGCTGAACCACTTGTATTTAATGCAGTTACCAAATCGTTAGCGTCTAAAGTTGCAGACCCGGTGTAGTAATTCAAGAAGTAAACTCCTTGTAAACCACCTACCGACTCTTTACAAACTTCTTTTCTACCAGTTGATACTGTACATTGTCCTGATGTGTAAGCCATATTATTTAATTTTAGTTTTGTGATAAGTTGGTGAGGATTTTAACCCTCACCTTCTTAAATTATTTTTTAGTAAGCTCCGTAGTATACGATGTCTTGTCCGATACCGAAGTTTACAGCCGCTGTGTATCTCATAATAACACGATAGTTTTGTGAACCATCAATGTTAGCCATGTCAATCACTTTTACCTCGTTTTGGTCACTCATCAATCCTGTTCCGAAGAATAAGTTTGATTTTTGTGCTGCAACGATTTTGTTGTCACTCATACCTGGACATAATACTAAATCAATACCATTAAAGTTGTATGGTTTTTCACCGATTACAAAACTATTTTGATAACCATTAGCACCAATGTTAGTTACTGTTTGAGCACTAACACCTGCAGATAAACCTGAAGTTGCTAATTGATATGCCTTAGCAATACCAGTACCAACATAGATAACTAAATCTTGTTTACCATAAACTGTGTTAGGAATAGTATCAACAACTGATTGTAATTTAGAGATTACATTCGCTGAAGTTACACTACCAGAGATGATAGCAGAACCACTACCAGTTAATCTTACAGGTAATACATCTGTTGATGTAGCTGCTGCTACTGAAGCTGATAATAAAGTTTGGAAACCATCAAATTGTCCGTTTACATTACCATCACCAGCCCAAATAGATTGTTCAATTGCTTGTGCAACATTACCACCTACATAAGAGATAAGGAAATCGTTGAAATCTTTAGGAATTTCATCAAAAGCTGAGAAGCCTAATTGCATCGCCTGCCAAGATTGAACGAAAGTTTGCTTACAGATTTGTAAGTTAACTTGGAATTCATCTGGAGTGATGTATCTTTCAGATAAAGATGCAGATGCTACTGATGTGAAATCACATACAGCATCTTGGATTAAATTAGATAAAGCAAGTTTTTGGATTACTGAACGATATTTCACGTTTGGCATAATCGTAACTAACTTTTTATCCAAAGTGTTTGCACTTAAAAGTGCAGCTGCTATATATCCTGCTGCCGCTTCACCAGCATAAGTTGGTGTAGTTGGAGAAGTAAAGGTAGGTTGAGTACCTGCGATATTAGCGAATTTTTGAATTTTGTTCATTGTTAATTCGTTTTTTTGTTTTTTAATATTTTTAATTATAAAGTTTTGATAAGAAAGTAGACTGCATGTCTTGTATTTTCTCACCATAATTTTTTCTGTTTGTATTGAATTTATGAATTAGATTTGGGTCTTCAATTGGAGCACCATCTAATTTAGGTAACTCTTCTTCTTCAGTAGCCATTGCAACTTCTTCGTTAACTGTTTGGTCAACTGGAGGCATCATAGCTTCTTCCATCTTCATCATTTTCTTTTCCATTTCATCAATTCTGTAAGCCATTTCTTCCATTTTCTTACCTAAATTGATTTCAACTTCTGACTCTTCATCCATTGGTTCACCATTTGTTTCAGGCATATTAGGGTCAACTTCAACATCTGCTTCTGCCATCTTTTGAGTTCCACTAGTTACAGAGTTTGGAACATCTGCCATTACATTTTCAGGGTCTTCGTTACCTGTTGATGGTAGTTTTTCTGTTTTAATCATTTCTGCATCTTCGTCTGCTAATTCAACATTTTCTCTTTCAACGATTTTACCGTCTTTAGAAATTACTTTAAGCATGGTTTCATTTCCCTCTGTATCTTTCAACATTAAGTCATGTGTTCCGTCTGGTGCAGGAGATTTAGTTCCATCTTCTGAAACTACGAATAGGTCTTCACCTACATCAAATGTTGCAGACTCTACTATTGTACCATCTGCTAATTTTGCATATGTTAATTGAACTTCTTCGTTTAATGATAACATCTGCATTATTTTGTTTAATACTGTCTTTGAATTCATTTTTATTATTGTTTATAAGGTAAAAACACCTTTAGTTAAAAAAATCGTTATTTTAGTTTATTATTATCCTGGCCAACACATTCTACCACCAAAGTTATATTGTGATACTATGTTTGTCGCCGTTGTACCTGTTCCTGTTGTTAATGCTAATTTATGAACATATGATGATTGAGTCCATGGTATTAGGTACAAATCACCATTTGCACCCATTGTGATACCTTGAAAAGATGACTCACTATTTGATATCGTTATATCACCTGATGTACCAGCCGTTGGGTCATACCATCTTACAATGAATGTAGTAGCTCCCGATGATACCATATATATTCTACCATCTAATCCTATACAAGCAGATGAGCAACCAAAACCACTTGCCATTGTATGTGCTGCAGATATTGTACCTGTACTAACTTCTAATTTTCTGATTGCTGTTTGTGTACCACCATTTGGTAATAAATAAATATATCCATCATAGTGTTGTACCATTGTTGAATATCCCTGTGCATTACCAATTGCTAAATTAGTACATGTATTTGCAACTGGGTCATATTTTAATACATTTGTCCCACTTGTAATATTTGGAAAATACATACAACCATCAGAACCACCTACACCTAATTCACCAAAAGCTTGTGTTGGACTGGTCATATTTGTAGTAGTATTTGTTGATATTTGGTATCTTCTCATACCTGTAAAAGTAAACCCAGCTGTAAATAAATAGTCTCCTGTAAATCCTTGTATTGGATTACAACTTCTATTTCCAGGACCTGATATATTAGATGATACATCAGTTGAACATATTATCTTAGTACCACCACTACCAAATGAATATACTGTATTTGTTATCTTATCATATACACTACCTTGTGAACTTCCATTTACACTACCTGTTGTTGCAGTCGTGTCATTATTTGTATTAATAATTAACCAATCGGTTCTTACGTGAGGTGCACAATATATTTTACCATTAGATGCCAAACTACCTCCTCCCCATTTTGCAGTACCTGCACCATAATTAGTTCCTATTCTTGATGTAGTGGATGCATATCCAAATGTAGTAGTATTACAAACAGATGTACCGGCTGCTAACCACTGCGAACCTGAGGCCGTTGTCCAAGTTGCTAATGATTGGTCAGGAAACAAAGTAACACTAGGTGAAATTGTGACTACTGGGTAATTTTGATTATATCCAAAGTTTTGAAATATCATTAAATCATATTTTTTGTTGATACTACGAATGGAACTCCACTCGCAACTGCTACAATAGATAAAACATCTTTCTTACCACTTCCGTTAGTTGCTGAATATGAACTACCTGATGGTTGTAACATAGTCGGTGCTAAAGAAGCAGATGAGTTTGTACCTGTTGTAATAACTAATGTTGCACTTACTCCTGGTTGAACATTTGATGCTGATATATGTGTTGTTGCAGTACCTGCTAATGTCAAAGTAAAGTAGTTACCTAAATTCAAATCCATAGATGCAGTATTAGATGTAATTGATAATGCTACTACATTACCAAATGCACTACCTGAAATATTAAGACTTGATGATATTGTTTGACTACCTGTAAATGTATTTGCTCCTAATGTTGCAAATGTACCACCACTACCGCTAACATCAGGTATTACTATACCGAATGTAGTTCCGTTACCTTTAGTAAATGTTAATGTGTTTCCACTAAAAGATGCAGTTGTTAATCCCAATGAAGCAGAAGTAAATAAACTTGCAGTTGCAGTATTCAAAGATGAAGTACTTGAACCAACTGCAGTAAATTTAGTATCTACGGATGCAGTATATATTGCTAATGTAGTATTCTTTGTTTCTTGTGATGAAGTAAAACTATTCAATGCACTAATGTCAGTTGTTACTGCACTACCCGTATTAACTATAATACTAAATGTTGTATTATTACCCTTTGTAAAAGTAATTGTGTTAAGATTTACAGAAGCAGTTGTTAATCCTAAACTTGCAGAAGTAAATAAACTTGCAGTTGCGGTATTCAACGAAGATGTTACACTTGCTAATGTAGTATCTTTTGTTTCTTGTGAAGAAGTGAAACTATTCAAATTACTTATAGACACTAATGCAGATGCACTGAATGTGTTTAAGTTAGTTATTGATGTTACTAATGATGCAGTTGATTGTGATGCAGTAAAAGTATTCAATGCAGCTACTGAACTATTAAGACTTGCAGTTGTACTTTCTATGTTTGTCAATCTTGTCAATGTACTTGCACTAAATGTGTTTAATGATGAAGTACTTGCCTGAATTGCAGTATTGATTGTTAACTGACTTGAAGTAAATGAATTCAATGCAGATATGTCAACTGAGCTTGTTTGTACGGGTGTTCCGTTAATTGTTAAACTACCTTGTACCTTTACACTACCTGAAAGAGTTTGTGTGTCTGATAACTCATCTCCAAATTGGTTACTACCTGAAGAATAGATTATAGAAGAACTTTCAAATATTGTTTGTAAGTAAGTAAAGGATGCAGAGAATGCAGTTATGTTGCCAGTTATTGTTTGGTCACCTATGAATGTATTACTACCTGTTGTAGCGTATGAACCCGTCTTTGATATTAAAGATGAAGTTACATTTTGTAATGTACTTAATTGAGTTAATACACTTGAACTAAAAGTATTCAAAGATGCAGTTGATGCACCTATTGCACTA